GACCTTTTGCAACCTATCCCCGAGCTGCAAAACCTTCCTGGTCAATGCACCAATACCTGCAACTCCAACCAATCCGGCAACAGCCCCACCGAGCTTGCCCATACCTCCGGCAAGCAAATTGGTTTTTGCCGTGGTTTTCTCAAGTTTGCGGTTGTATTTATCCAGGGCATTCCCGGCAGTTCGGAATGCTTGCCGGGTTTTGTCCTCTCCCCGGATTTCTACAACTGCAACATTTCTAGCCATGCCGTGGTTTTTTTCTCATTGCCTCAGCTTTGCGCCGCTGCTCAATTTGTCCTTGCCGGTGTGAAAACAAAACCGTCTCAATGTGCAGTAAACGCTCCCAGAGGGTCGGAAACTTCATCCCGTACAATCCCAGCACTTCCAGCATATCGGATGCCTGGAGCGGATCAGTGCCACCTCTGCGGCCCGTCCAATCCAGTTGCTTCCAAACCTTCACCAGCATCGTGTTGACCCCCGTGAGTTCGAGCTGCCCCCTCGGGCATATGCCACAAGGCGGATGCTCCCACTGGCTCAATTTTGACCGGCAGCACCAATTCTCTTGGAAGGGAGTGCCCGCGGTGATTCCATGTTCAACTGATCCCTGGGAATAAATGGCTTGTCCGGTTTCCAGGTCAAGCCACTGGTTTAGTTTCCCAGCTCGGATTCCACCTCGTCAAGAACCTGCCGGACCAATTTATCAGCGACACTGATACACAGGGTCGCGTGGATTTGCAGCAGCTTTTTTTTGTTTGCTTTGTTACATGGAAACGGCTCTCCGGCCATCTCCAGGCCGTCCCAACTGGTCACGCATCCCTCGAAAATTCGTTTGTTCTGCTCTGCTCCGGATTGCCCCTGTTGTGAGAGTTCATCAATCTGGGGCCGCTTGCACCAGAATGTGACTTCCTGATGCTTTTGCAGGGCAATTGGGATCTCCTCTGAAAATTCTTTTAGGTCCATTTATTTCAAACTTGGTTCAAACTTGGTCCAAACTTGGTCCAAACTTGGTCAATGGCCGCCAAACCCCTCCAGTGCTGCCGCACCAGAGGGTTTCGGCTTCAACGCACTTTTCAACGCACTTTTCAACGCACGTTATCCGCGTCAAATTATGCGTTGTCGTAGTTAAGCTGGAACCGAGTCTGATCTGTGGTCGCTGTTCCCTTGACGACTTGAAACGTGCAGGTGCTGGTTGCAACCAGGTCTCCACCGATCACCGCGCTGATCCGCACCTGGGGCAGATAGAACCTGACAAAATTGCTCCCATCATCAACCTGAATCCCAACTGAAATCAGATCATCATCCACAAACCTGCTGGATGCTGCCAACTCATTTGGCTGGGCATTCAGAGTGAAACTGCCATTGATCGAGAAATCATTCCCAATCAAATAGGTTGCAGCAGGGTAAACGCTGCCAGTCAAATCCGCTGCACCTGGGGTTTGGATGTCCCTGGACAGGGTCATGTCAACACTTTGCACTGTGACCTTGTTGCCAGCAGCAAACAACGCCGCCTGGGCAGTTGCATTGTCGGCAACATAGACCGCCGAGTTTTTCATGCTGACCGGACTCAATGCTGATACTGCACCCGCCGACAAGGTCGCCCGCATGACATCATCCGCATCTGTTGACCCAGGGGCAGCTGCAACCGAGACAACATTCCCGGACACACTGGACACTGTGGTTGTCCCCCGACTCGCACCCCCTGAATTGTTGAAAACCTCAACGGGCTGGTTTGCAAAGAAGATGTTTGACGCATCTGCTCCCGGTGCCAGGTTGATGTCGGGGGCATTGATCGTGATGTCGTTTGTGGAGACACTGGCAACAGTTGCTTGCCCGCCGTAATAAAGCCGAGTCCCCAGCACACTGAACGTGTAGATCAGGTTCCCTGTTTTACTGACATTGACTGACATCTCGTTGAGTATCCCGCCCGCAGCGGCAACCAGGAACTCCTCATCAATCAAATGCCATGCACTGAACGCTGCCACCTGATTTGAGAAGTAATACCCGTAGAAACTCGGATCAATGTTTGTAGACCCAAAGAACTTTTTCAGCAGATAACCCTCTGCCGGCTCTGAAACACCATTCGGTTTGGACATCACCGCAAACTCTGTGGCAGCATAGTCCAGCCGGTTCGTTGCTTGGTCCTGGGTTATGACCTGGGAGCCAGTTTCGGAAAACGAGGTTGTGTCAACTTCTTGGCTCCAGGCCGGTGCTTCGGTAAAGGCAAAGCTCTGCTCGGTTGCTCCATTTGATCCGGAAGGTGCAGCACTCAAGGTGCCGGTTGTGGATTCATCAACAAGGACCGAGGTTACGGCCCGTTGCCTCAGAACATCGGTGCTGATTGCCGTTGGCATAATATACTCCTATTTAGAGGTTTGAGGATCGTTCGCCTCGGTATAATAAACGCAATTCCACGTCATGGAGGCACAACCGATGGGTCTGTCTCCTTCATTGGAAAAGCTAATACTGGTCTCCGATATAAACAGATTGGTGACCAGTGACTGGACAGTCGCGTTGTCCATCAGGGCAACCTCGACCTCCGTGCAAATGGTGTCCAGCTCATCATCCAACCCGGATGTCTTTTTGCTGTAACCATCAATCTTGACCTCTAGCATCCGCATCAGCAAACGAGATGCCCCGCCTACTTCTGCTTCCTCCGAGGTTTCCGCATTAGTATAAATCGCCAGCCCCGGAAGGTTGGCCGTTGCCAGAGGATAAACCCGCGCTTGATAAACTCTTGCACCAGTTGTAGAAAGACCAGTGCAAGCGGTTCCGATGGCTTCCCTGATCTGTTGGCGGACGTGAGACATTAAGTCAACTCCAGCACCAGATTTGTCATTCCCTGCCCGTCTTCTTGCACTCCGACAACCGTGTAGCCGACCGAGTTAACCGTCAATGTGTCCCCGGATGCAGCAGACGCAACATCCGAGGTTTCACACAAGAAGGTCGGGGTGTTGGAATCAACATCCACCTCGCCCGAATCCAACGGAATCGAAGATGATGGTTTGTCAAAAATACCATTGACCGTTGCCGCACTCCCGCCATCCGGAGTGTAGGTTCCTGCAACACCAAAATCGGAGGTGCCGAGAAAATCTGCCCGGTCGTCCGCACTTTCAACTGCCATATCTCACTTTTTTCTTCTTCTGCTTCTGCACCGGAGCTGCTGCTGGTGCATCCCCGGCAAGCGTGGCACGTCCAAGCTGGATCATCTGCCGGCCAAACTTCTCCGGCACCTCCAGCTGTTCGCCAATTTTGACATCTCGACCATCAAAGACAAAACCCCGGATAACATCAATCAGCATTTGCGCCTCCTCTGTTGGTTGAGGTGCTGCCCCGGAAACCAGACCAGCACCACTTTTAGTCGACAACATTACGGATTGGAAGTCCGACTGAATGAACCCGGATGCCTGACGTTGCAGTCTGCATCAACGAACACCAGCAAACGAATCCTGCCGTCATCAAACTCACGATGGATTTGCACGTCAATCCCACTTGCCCCCCAATAGCCAATGAGGCAATCGCGCCAGTTCCCAAAGATTGCGTTGTTGGCTCCACCGGTCCCCAGATCTGCAACTTGTGCAGAAATGTAAGCAGGGTAACCATCAATCTCGCCGTTCTCCATGACGTACCTTCCGGAACCAGAATCCCGGCTTCGGCTTTTCGCATCTCCGGCAAGCACCGGGTGGATGGCATAGGCAAGATCACCAAAGAACGCGTTGGCAGTCATTACATCAGATTGAAGCCCAATTGCTTCGGCCCAAGTAATCTGATTGATGGTTGCCAGGGCTTGAATCCCAACTCCAGACTGTACTCCAACACCTGTTGGAGCATTCCCCGTTCCCGGACCAGTCATCGCCGCTTTGTCCACTGCCAGAGCGCAGCTCAACGCAATCTCCGAGGCAATTAAGGATTCTACATCCATGCTTGATTGCAATCTCAATTGCCGTGACAAATCAACCCTAAGACCATAAGTTTTTAGGGAAAGTGAGACCTGGTCATACGAGGGAGTCGTATCAGCAGCATCAGCAGATTCTGCAAGCCAGCCCCCAGTGATTGCTGCATCTCTGCGTGGGATTTTGATAATCCCGTCCAGTCCCCGCAGCACTGTTGCCCCAGCTCTGACCGTCACCATCGAGTTATCAAGAAACTCAATGAAGGAACTTGCGTCCAGGATAGTGGGCACCAGATTGGCCCCGTCTCCGGAACCAGCCAGCAGCTCACGCTTGGCGTACCGAGACGTGTTGCGAGTCTTGATCCGGGGATCATTAAGCACTTCCATCGGAATGATATATCCCCGTGCCGCTCGGCCCTGCTGCTTCTCTGCTGCAATACAGGCATCAATCTCGAACTCTGCTTCACGCCGGGCTTTTTCGTCTCCGGGCTTCGCCATGTGATTGATCAACCGCATCCAGGAGAATTTGCGAGTCTCCTTTTGCGTCAACCCAATGTTTGCATGATCCTTGGGCTGTTGCTGGTAACGCTGCAACACTGCACACGCAAACTCTCCAGCAGATTTCCCGGACTTGATATACTCCTCGGCAAGTTCGGTTTGTTTGTGTTCGCGCCCGTATGATTCAATCTCTCGGACTCTGCCGATTTCCTCGGCCCGCGCTTTCGCCACCACTTGCGTGGTGTCAACGCGTTCCTCGGTCACTTCAATTTTCTCTTCCATTTCAATTGCTCTCAATTTAGTAATTTCAGTTTGGAACGTCTGCTCTTCAGCTCGCCCGATACCTACCGATTGATCCGCTCCAGATGAAACAATGCTCAATTCATAGGGTTCAAAATCAGTCACTCGGTATACAGGAGGGTTGTCTTGGGTCTGTTCCATTTTGTGAATTGCATAACCCACGCTTATTTGTGTGCGGATACCGTCTTGAACATCCCTGAAAATCTCTTCGGCCCGCTCCGATTTGCCAAACCGGATTTCTGCACGTCCAAACTTGTCAGGATCAATCCTTGCGGATTCCACGACTCCCACCTGGTCATCAAGATGGTGATTGACCAAAACAGGCCCGGAATTATTGAGACGGCCAAGTCTCACAGATTCCGGTCTGTGGTCAAGAATCTCTGTTCCAAAATTTCGCTCCACTGGAGTCTCAGAACTAAATGCAATTGGCAGGGTCCGGTCCTCCGACTGGAGATCACCGCGCTCCAGCGTCACCGTCCTGCAAAATAAACCTGTTGTTTTTATCTCAGTTTGCTTCGTCATCATTTGTCTCTTCTGGTGTAAATTCATCTGTTAGGGGTGCCCCCAATTTCAGTCCCATCTCTTCAATCAGTGATTTTTCTGCTGCAAGCTGTGCAAGAGTATCGGTGTATTCTTTGCCCTGCTCGCCAGCGATTTCTGCCAATGATGTTGCCCCCATCTCCATTGCCAGCTTTTTCGCTTTCATTTCTTTTTCTGGATCAACGTATCCCCAGCCTCTGGCGATCCAGGAAACCGCTTTGAATTTTGACAGCTTGGAAATCGGCAAGGGCAGCGCACCAGTGGTGATCGACATCACCAGCCATTGCTGGTAAACCGCATTACAGAATCTGCTGGTAATCATCTGCTGGAGACTCTGCCACTGGGCTTGCTCATCTTTTGCTCCGGCCCGGATGCTGGAATAGTTGACACTTTCCAGGTCTCCAGAGAGGCTGTTGTAACTCACCAATGCCCCACTTGAAACAGACCTCAGGATCGATTTGACAAAATCAGGATAGGCGGTTGTGGGATGATTTGGATCAAACGATTGAAACTCCATCCCGGTCGGCAACTGCTGAAATTGACCAGG